GAAAAAGTCCGATTAGATTTAAAACTGTATGTAATTTCATGTTTTTGTGTTTTTGTAACACAAATATGACTACTTTAATCGAATAAAGTAAATAATTTGAATAATTATTAAGGCTTTTTAACAATTTAAACAGATAGGCTATTCAGGTCGGCTTGAAGTGCCTGAAAATCGAAGCCATTGGGTGCTTTAGAGCCTATAAAGTCCTTAGATATGATTGCATAGCCCTCATCGCAGTAATTGCTAAAAAAGTTCCATGTAGCCTTTTTTATAGCACCCCATGTTATAAGATAGATGTATTGGCTATCATAACCTATGGCACAAACACAATGCCCTCCCCATGAACCAGACATACCATCTCCCAGATATGCACCTGTAGGGGGAACTTCCCATATATCCTGCTTTTTGGCAGATACAGGTAATTGGAAACCTAAATATACCCCACCGAATAAATATATGGCGGTTTTAACCTGCTGTATATTCCTTATGTTAATCTTAGCATAAGCATATATCTTGTGCCCTGCTATGCCCTGATTCCTCCAGTAATTTAGCACATCTAAACATGATGCACCGACATCTTTATCTCCTGTAGATGGATTATAGCCTGTAACTGCTGAATATGCAGCTACTATATCGCTATCTGATATGGCTATTATTGATTTAGTGTTAGCCATGTTATTTTTTGGATAAAAGTGTATATAATACTAAAACTATACCAGTACCTAACAGTCCATATGCTATATATTGGTATTGTGCCTGATTAATTTCAGAGCCACCTCCTGTTTTTACATTCGGGTCATCAGGATTTGACAGCACCGACATGCCTAAGTCATTTTGCCATCCCATAATCAGGTGTCCTGCTGCTGCTATAGTGCAATCCCCTATCTTATCATTTAACATCATACCCCATTGTGGTACTTTGGTATTCCATATATAACTATCGGGTATTGCTGGTAGCTGGGTGCTATTGATGTAAGTTGCAAGCTTAAATGTTCGGGCATCATGCTTAACAGGCTTCTTACCAAGTCTTACTTGCTGTTGTGGATTGACTTTAGATATGGTATTTTGTACTTGCACGATGATTATTTAGGGCAATATGAGCAAATACTGAGGCTATCTTTTAAATGCAAATTTTCTTTTTTTATCTTCTCATACTCTATTTGCAGATTTTGAGTATGCTGTTTATTTTTTACGTCTTGGTGGGCTATGGTTATGATTTGTAGTATTGCTAATGCTACAAGGCAAGATATAGAAACGGATGCAGCTATATATTTTTTCATTTTGTGCCGTTTATCTCCTCGTGCTCGCTTCAATTATTACCTTAATTTCATTTAGTGCTTTGGAGTTATTGTCAATTACACTCAATAGTCTTTCACGGTCTGTTTTTATATAGGTATTTAATTCTTCTTGTAATGCCTCAAGCCTATCTAATAAATAATCTTCTGTTTTCATCATGCGTTTAAGTAGAAACCAAAGGGCAAAACCCATTGCTAATACAATTAAGCCTAACGCACCATATTGTGTAAGGCTTTCAAAAACTCCAAATGATGACTGACTGTTAACTACATCTAACACTCTCATAAATAGATTAATTTGAATGCTAAAATAACAAACCTATGATAAACTTAAAAATATTATCCTCGATTTATCATTTGCGGTTAGCCTTAAAACCTGATATGCCCTAAAGCCAATTGCGCTGCAAATGTTACTGCCGCTACTACGCCTATAAATGTGGCTATTCTTATACCCATATCATAAATAGTCATTTCATGTAAATATTCGATGTGGCTTTTTTCAGCAATAGAATTTTTATTGGTATCTATATTCATGTTACAAGTTTTAATTTGTGCGAATTTAATAAAAAATAATCTTAAACAAAAAAGCCCCTCTTTTTTTGAGTAGGGGATGAGCAATCTATATCTTTTTTGATTACTTCTTATGGCGAACCAAAAGAAATACTGTAGTAGCCAATAGCCCGATGATAACTACATGGTGTATGTTGTTGCCGCCAAGAAACTTATCATTCTCTGCTGATGGATTTAAAAAGCTGTTCATAATATTTGTTTTATTTAAAGCAAATATAACAGTTAATTCAAATGATATAGATTAACCGAACATAATTGCTTTAAAAATATTGTAAAATCACGACTTGCGCTTATAGTTCAGAAAGCGAATCACGCCTATATATAACTGGGTATTGATATGGGTCGCTGCACTTTACTATTTTTACTTTTTTTGTTTCGCTCATGTCTTGTTATATTTATAACCCTCATAGGTTTTATGACTATTTCTTTGTTAAGAAGCACGAGCGGCATCATTCGCTCATCTAAATGTCTCGCTCTATTTGAGAAATCTGCTATCTCAAATAAAAGATGTTGCGGTATCTTCTTTCTTTGGAGTATAAGACCATCCCTTATTTTTAATAGCTCAAAATAATTATCAATAGCATAATTATACTCACGCTGCATGTATTCTAAACTTGCTTTATCCCCAGCCAAAAGCATAATTAGATTGCTTTACAATATTTATCGAAAAATTCACCCATGCTCAAGCCCATATATTTAGCCATATTGTAAGCCTCTGTAAATGTAAGTTCGTATTTTGAAGCCTCATCAATCTTCCTGCTAATAGCGACCAATTTTGTTTTCGGAGCACCATTTTTTATTACAAATTGAGCTATTTTAAACTTATTGGTTTTCTCATTTTTTTCAGTTTCATAATCTAATATTATCTTACGAATATTAATGTAAACTTTATCTACTGGTTTGTTTTCGCTCATATCTGCTTTACTTTAGAGAGACCTTTGGCTATCACGCTATGCAAATGTAGCGCATTATCTTAATTATACAAATTATTTTGCTTAATTTTAGGCATTATATGCTGCCCAATACTTATTAAAGTATGCAAGTCTTTCAGGCAGCCCATTTATACCGCCATTAACCCTTTTGGTAATCAGTGTTACCGTGTCACTGGTTGCTCCCATGCCGCATAATACCCAAAGGTTATTATCGGAAAAATAAAAAGCAGCCGAAGATAACGGATAGGTAGTGGCAAGTAAGTCGGGGTTATTTACAATCTCATCTTCCATACCTAAAAACTGACCGAATCTTATGTAATTTCTTTTGCCCGTTGTTTGTATATATCCTCTGCCCCTGAAATTAAAGCCATCACCGCTATTTACATCACCGTTGCCGTTCCTGTTGGCGTATACGAGATTAGCTATCTTTTCAGGTTGATTAGCATATTGTGAGGCTGTTGCCACGTTAAAATAACTTGGAAATACTCTTAGTAAGCCCTGCGCACTGTAAAACAAATTCTCCCTTATATATTGAAAATTTCCGCTTTCGTGGGCAGCCTGCGAGAGAAAATGGCAAAGCCTTAGTCCAGTATTGCATTGAAATTTTTGTATAAAGTCATCGTTTATTTGCCCTAATACATTTGCAGGTACGATGTTATTTAGTTTGTTCAGGTTGAGTAGAGCCATTTGAGTTATTATTTTGAGGTTTAAAAAATCCCGATACTGTTTCTATGGTAGTTAATGCAAGGCAGGAGCAAGCAAGAAAAGTAACCGCCTGTATAAGCGTTGAATCGCTGCCGTTTTTGTATAATGTACCACATAACGAAATAGTGCATAGCAACCCACACAAACGCTTCATTGAAGCTGTCCCGTCTTTAGAATAAAAAAAACCAGATATGAAGCACATTATTTGCTGTATAATGCTTCCGATATAATTAAATATGTTCATGGTATTTATTTTATGGGCAAAGTAACAATATTTTTTTTGACCAAGAAAAATATTTTAAAATGGAACTGAACTATCATAATCATCGCCATATTCTTCCTTACGCCCGTTTTTTGCCAATGCCTCTTGCATCGGTATTAATTTTTGTGGTGGTGATTGCGTAACAGGCTTTTCGATTTCTACGTACATGGGATTTTCTATGTAAGTTAAATCTTTAAACTTGGTATATTTCCCTTCAAATGCTACCCTTATATCTCTCAATTTTCCATTACGGTGCTTTTTTACACACAACTCTGCTGTACCTCTTGTGTCTCTGCCATCCGCATCGGACAATATTCCATAATACTCGGCTCTATAAGGGAATAATACTATATCTGCATCCTGTTCGATTGCTCCGCTATTGTGAACTATTATACCATTAACGATAAAATTGTTTGTATCAGGCACACTTCTATCAAACAAGTCAACTTCACCAATATAAGTTGTCGAATCTATGCTATCCCAATAGATATTATCAGATGTTAGCCATTTGTATTCAGATAATTCTTTAGGGTGCTTATTTATGGCATCTGTGAGGACACTTTTAGTTAATCTTCCAGCGATGAGGTTTTCAACCTTAAATCCGCCATCTTGTACACTCTTTAATTTTTGAATTATATCAAAGGTGGTTTTTTTCCCAATTCTGTTGCAAAGACTATCGGATAGTAACTTTTTGAAAAAATTTAATTCTCTTTTTAGAATATCTGCTTTTTCATTTTCTATCGGCACTTTCTGTGAGAATTTAGACATAAATTCATAACTTTCACAAACATATATTTTATATATCTTTTCTTTTTTACCATACTTCTTTTGCGATATAGTCAGGTTGGCTATTATACCTATTCGAGCCAACAAATAGATTACTTGATTTGCCAATACAATAGATGGCGTAATAAACTCACCTAAAATACCACTCTTTTCGTGGGTATCGAAAATACCTGCTAAAAGCTCACATATGCTTTGCTCATCAGCATTATCCATAAACCAAGAAGGTATCTGCTTTTCGCTTTTATCTGTAAACCATAGCCCATTTTCTTTAAGCCATTCTGTTGCAGCATGTGGTCTGTCTACAGAGTTGCCATTAAAAAAACCTAATAACGTATGCTTATATCTTTTTTTTAAGGTATTTACTTGAGGGAGAAATCCGAATATTTGAAAAAAACCGAACTCAAATTCTTGGCTAAGCTTTTTATCATAGCACCTAAATTCAGCAAAGGCTTTAGTTTCTCCACCGCCCAGCATCCATCCTATGAACTTCGATTCCTTAATATATTTTCCGATATTACCACCCCAGTTCATTGCTACCGCTATTGCCTCGCCGATTTCAATATCTTTTAATGGCTTGTAGCCGTCAGATGTAAGGATTGGGTGCTCTGCCGTACAATCAACATATCGTCCCGTTGTAAGCTTTAACCGATAAACAGAATTTCTTTCTTTTGGTATGTCCAAGCTGTTAGTTACTCTGATTTTATGGTCAGCATTTAAGGAAAGTAATTTGAAATCTGAATCTGAATTATATTGAAGGTTGGTTTCTGTATAAATAAGAGAAGTATCTTTTGATAGACATTCGCGCAAATCTGACAACTGCGGTTTCTTTTCACCGCCCCTTGTCTCTACTGCCCTACTTAACTGACTTAATGCTATAACAGGTATTTTAAGCTCTTTTGCCAAAGCTTTAAGACCACGAGAGATGTTTGATATTTCCTGCTCCCTATTACCCTCCCCTTTGCCTGTACCGCTCATAAGCTGTAAGTAGTCTATTACTATTAGCCCTATGTCATGCAACTGCTTTAGCTTTCGTGCCCTTGTTTTTAATTCAAAGATGGATAAAGCAGGTGTGTCGTCAATAAACAGAGGGGCATTCATCAATTCATCGAGGGAGGCTGTAATACGCCTGTATTCATCTTTAGTAAGTGTACCGTTACGTATGGCTTCGGTATCTACTTCTGATTCACTTGCGATAAGGCGTTGTACCAATTGACCCGTTGACATCTCTAACGAGAAAAAAGCTACTGGTACTGGCTGTTTACTTAACGCCGCATTTTTTGCTAAAGCTAAACTTAGGGCTGTCTTACCCATAGACGGTCTGGCAGCTATGATAATTAAATCGGAAGGTTGCCAGCCGCCAGTTATACTGTTTAACTCCATAAAGCCAGTATCTACCCCTAACAACTTACCATTAGAGGTATTAGCCATGCGAATATCAATAGATGACATCTCCTCCGCGATTGCCTGATACATCGAAGACGAATTATTACTTTTGATACCATTGGTAATTTCGGATAAGCCTTTTTCAGCTTGCTCTAAAAGCTCTATGGCATCATATTCTCGTGATATGGCTTTTTGGTATGTATTATAGCCATAACCTGCTACCTGACGTTCGATATAATGTTGCCTTATTATGGTAGCGTGGTAAACAGCATTGGCAGCAGAGCCTATACTGTTAGTGAGTTGCGTTATTTTATAAGCACCACCAACAGATTCCAGTTTACCCCTGCGTGATAGCTCTTCGGTTACGGTTAATATGTCTATAGCTATGTTACGGCTGTTTAAACTTAGAATAGTGCTGTATATATCCTTATGCTCAGGATAAGCAAACATTTCTTCTGTGATAATCTCCACTACATCATAGATTACATCATCCTCTAATAATATAGCACCGAGTACCGCCTCTTCGTATTCTTTACGAGATATGGTTTGCACCGAACTATTTTCAAATAGGTCTGCTACTTTTTCTGTTTTATTCCTCCCCTTAGCCATGATTTTAATGGTAATGATATACATTAGTGTACATCTTCCTGCTTCATAGCATCAGCTACTGCCGACTGCTCCACAGGCACATCCCGAATAACCTTCGGTGAATGGGTTAAAAAATATTGTTTAATGTTATCCGCAGCATTTTTGTCTCGGTCGTGTAATGTACCACACTC